CTCAATTCCTTCGTGAGTGCGAACATTGCGTCTGTGATGAGCTTCGAGTCTTAAGACAACGATCTTAAGACACTGGCTGAACACCAGCGAAGCGGAGTAGCAACGGCGCTAGGACCATTCCCTACACCTAAATAAGGATAGAGATATGGATAATAGCCTGGCTACTCACCTCTCGGCATACGTAGAAGCGATGTTTAAAGATGTCGCCTATGCGTACACCAAGCCGAGTGACAGGAGGCGTGATCAAACGCGCCTCTTACACGAACTGGCCATCCATGGGTCTAGAGTTCTGACCCTGGACTTGCCAGCCCTCCTCAAACATCTTGATAGATGTCTGGACGAAGGCCATTACACGCGGTCGATGCTCCGCTATGGAGCAGCGAAACGCGGGTACAATACTCCGATCTTATTCGGCAATTTGTACCTAAAGGTCTTCGATGCGGAGGGAAAGCTTAGGGTGTCTCCCTGTGTGTCAAGCATCTTCTGCCTGCGCACACTGCTAGGAAGCTGCAAGAAATTGGAGCTTCCATGCAAACCCGGGAGGATTATCGATGAGATACAAAATTTCATCGACATCGAGGAAGGTATCCGCTCTCCGACTCTTAGTTGGAGGGCGACTTTGCTGGATCATGCTGATATTGCTCTTAGCTTTCGCGATGAGCTTATTGGCAGTGATGGCAAACCTTCAGGTAATGCGCATGAGCTTAGTCGCTCCAGCGCACGCCTTGGCATCCTGCAAGCTATATGCGACAGGGTGTCCACTCAGTTCGGGGACCTTCATAATGAGGGGATCTCCGAACTCCCTAAGCATGGGCCCGGCGTTGTTAGCAACCAAAAGCGAGGCACGTCAAAGTACGTGTTTAGATTTTGGCCTGACAAACTCCAGGCTGTATTCCCCTATGACTTGTATGCCACAACCAATCTCGGTGTGGGATACGATCATGATCGAGAAGTCTTATGGGAGGAATGGGAAACCATTGAAACTCCCTCCAGACTGATCGCTGTGCCAAAGACGCAGAAGGCACCACGGCTTATCGCCGCGGAGGCCGTCGAGCATCAATGGATACAGCAGCTGATTATGCGTCAGCTGGAATGCCGCATGGTGAATACTCACCTGCGCCACTGTATCGACTTTCGATCTCAGAGGCGTAACAGAGTCCTAGCCAAGCAAGGATCTAAGGATGGCAGTCTTGCGACTGTAGACCTTAGCTCTGCATCCGATCGCCTGTCGTTGTGGGTAGTCGAGCGTGCGTTTCGGAGGAATTACACCCTCTTAGAGCGCCTGCACGCGTCCCGTTCACGATGGGTCACGAGTGGGATTAGACAATACGGATCTCGATCTATTGAGATGCGTAAGTTTGCTCCCATGGGTTCGGCTGTTACCTTTCCGGTGCAGTCGATCGTCTATGCTTGCATGGCGATTGCGTCAGTTTTGGTGTCTGAGGGTTTAACCTCAACCCATCGCTTAAGCAGCCGCCGCATAGACAATGCAGCCCGCCGGGTGCGCGTCTTCGGTGACGATATCATCGTCCCTACGACCGCCCTTGGTGACCTTAGAGAATATCTCGCTTTCGCGGGACTTAAGGTGAATACCGATAAGACATTCGGAAAAGGAAAATTCCGTGAATCTTGCGGTATAGATGCGTACGATGGGTACGATGTATCCATCCCGTATCTCAAATCACCCTCATCTAAGGTGTCGAACACCAACTTCGGATCCGTCCTGGATGTTAGTAACAACTACTTCAGGAAGGGCTTTTGGCACGTAGCCGATTGGCTACGTTCCTTGGCAGATCCGCATTGGGATCGTTTACCGGTGGTTGCTTACGCAACCCAGCCGGCTATAAACGACTCCGAGGATCTTTACCGAGAAGGTGGATTACCTGGTTGGGAATCCTTCTCAGGCGAGCTTCTTAGCCGTCTACCTCATCGGTGGAATGCTAAGTTGCAGCGCGAGGAGGTGAGAATCTTCACGCCTACTGGCAAGAAGACAACTCTCCCAACAAACGGGTCTTACCGTCTGTTCCAGTGGTTTATAGAAAAGCCACGACCTGACACCAAGTGGTCGTCAGGTACGACAGGTAAGGTCGTCTCCGTATGGAGGCGTGGGTGGGCTCCGGTGGGATACTATGACGAAGCTCCGTGAGGAGTAATCGTCCCCCATCGAGGGTTGGGATTGAATCACTACTACCGAGCTTAATGTTGGGTTAACCCCCGCATCATCGCAAAGTAGTGAGGTGTTCTTTCGCCAAACGAGCAGCTGTGCCA